GGAAACTTTGAACTGGCGCTGGGTTGACGTACCTGCTTCTAAACCGACAAGGCGGAACAGTTTCTGCTGATTCTGGACTCTGTAGCTGCTGGCTGCAGCAGCTGTGTCTTGACCAACGAACCAGCCAGTCTTACCGTTTTGGTATGGCATGTTCTGGTTATGCATACCATAGCTTCCCTTCTTGAGGCCAACGATACAACCAAGGTTGAAGTCGTTAGCTGTACCAGTGACCACCGTACGAACACTCTGATCGTATGTCTGGCCGAGCCAGTACTTTTCGATATCGGCGGTCGGGGTGAATCGGGAGTTTGTTTTCTGTGGGTTTGTGTTGAAGACCTTTCTAATATATAGATCCGAGCTTCTGTTAAAGTTGAAACTCTGGTCTACAAGTTTAGTGCCGGCCGCGTCGTAAATTTCGGCGCGGAACTCATGGTCAGCAGGATTTGCTTTAGCGCTTTGAAACAAGGCAGCGGAGCCTGTAGCTACTGCACCATCTCTCTTGAGGCCGTCAAGGACAATCATACCTTCATTGAGGTACCAGACTGCGGCCAGGGTACCATGGGCTTTCACTTCTGATACGTAGGACGCCGAGTTGAACAACAAGAGGCCATAGGCTCCACCGTTGGAAGCTTCGCCGATGTTGTGTCCTTTGCTAGTTTTCCAGCCTGCGGCGGCGCCAGCAGCGGCGGTCTTGTTGCTGTTTTCAGTACCAAGAAGTCGCATGACGTTAACCGGGCCGACTGCAGAAGCGAGGTACGCTTGTGCGGCATATGCGCCGTATGTGGGGCCGGCGATGTTGCCAAGCCTCCAGAGGTCGCCACCCTTGAACCCACTAATTGGGTTTCCGAACGTTCTCACATAATCACCGAAGGATTCCACGCGAATGGGGCGCATTGCGGGACCGAATGGGGTGCGACCAATAATGACTGGTCCCACTGCCGGTGAAGTAGCAGTGCGATATGACTGATCTACCTCTTTGATGAAAATGCCCGGAGAGACGAATTTGAACTTCTTTACTGACATGTTAGTTTAACTCCTTAAAAACTTTTATTTTTCACAAAATGCTCTTTGCATATATTGAGCCTTATCGTATAGTAAATAGTAGCTGTTTGGCTCAATCTCCATTTTACTCTTTATAAAATTGACCCTTATGTTCTTCCGGATGCGGGTCTTCAAAAATAACTCGCTCGCGAGGTAGGCGAACTTTAACGACATTCTCCTTTTTCGCAATGAGTGGACCTTCTTGATTATGTTCTTGCCCCACAAGGTAAGCTAAAACACGAACATCAAATTTTACCGTGTACATCCGTTCTTCTTCGCCCATATCCGAAACATTACTTTCTGTTGAAAATTCTTTTGGCATGAAGGCCTCATAAACGTGACCCTCTCTTTCAATCTCAAAAATATTCCAATGACCAGTGCGTGTTAAGAAGGGAGTGAGCATCTCATTGATGTGTTGCTGGAACTGAGCCTTTAATACGATTGAGTAGTTTATATTTACATAGACGGGCATGGGGGTAGTGTACGTTTCGTACACAATTTCTTGGTTTTCTACGGGATAATTCAATTCTCCATTTCCCGTTGTGCCCAGCACGGTACCATTGAGTGAGTCGAAGCGGCGTGCATTGTTGGCAGAAGCAAAAAGAGCTGTTTTGTCTTGACGGATCCTTTTTGCAACAACCCACTCGCCACCATTTACGGCATCCATGGGTGCAAGGGTCGCGACAATCTTACCATGCTGTGAAGGGTCCTTATTGACCGATACTTTCTCTACTGTTATGATGGGCAACTTAATTCTGCCTTCCGAATCTCTTAGATCCTTATCATTTTTGATCTGAAAGGTTCTTTCGGCCGAGTTCCATATTGTTGGCACCTTTTTAGCTCCACCGTCGGTAGTGGTGTAAATATTCATCTTTTCATCGATGAATTCGAACAAGGCACGGTCAACAGTCTCTAGCGTAGACGGAGGCATGTACAAATCAATGAGTTTTTGCTCGTTGTGTGTGTTGTCCCGGACAGGCTTTGCTTTGGGAACACCAATTATCTTAACTGCCATCAAAAACTCCCTTACGCGCTCGGATACACTTAGCTACGATCTCAAATCGGTGCTCAATCTGGCCAAACAGCTGGTTTGGCTCCTCCAAGGTCACGATCTCATAATAAATATTGCCATATAACAGGAAATCGCCTTCGCGAACATATAAATCTTGATCTTCTGTTAGGCGGCGTTTGTGAAAGTGAACCCTAATACTGGAATCCTTGTCTAGGCCTACACTAGGAGTATACTTCGTGGTAATACCTTCAAACTCGACCAATGCGTGGACTCGGACAGGCGGCAAAAACGTCTTTCGGAGGGATTCGCCGTACAAATCATGAAAATTGGTGTGCTCGATGTCAATCGGATAGTAAACAACCGTTTGGCCGATTACCCGCTCTATCAATTCGTCGTTTACCTGCTTTACTAGGTCGCGCTCGGGCTTTCCTGTGAATAAAGGAGGTGGTGGGGCTTCAGGTTGTGTCCATTTGTTGTCATCATCAGCCATTTATTTACCCCACAAAGATTCTCATTGGAATAGAGTTGTTGATTTCTGCGGCGGCGCCGGCAATCTTGGCGTCATCTTCCATAATTGCAGTATAAGTAAGCTGATCCAACACTTCCTTAAGTTCTGTCCTTAGGGCTTCTTGCTCGGTGGCAGCTTGAGAAAGCAATTCTGAATGATTTAGGGTAACCGCATCCCCAGGA